AAACTGAAAGTATGGGAGATAATAACTGGCTTTTAGTGAAATTTTAAGTTAAAGATCCAAAAAAATAGGGTTCTCCCTCTCAGGGATAGCTCTATCTAATAGTGGAGATAAGTATGAAGAAACAATATAAGTTATCAATTGAGTACGATGATGATACTATAGATGAAGTTGATAGTCTTTCTGAAATATTGGACGAAATAGGCGAAGAAGGTATTCTACTTGATATGGGAGATACAACAATATTGTTACCACCAGAAGTAGCTAAGTATATAGATGCTGATGGAATACTAGGGATAGCCTAATCTACCGAAGCCCCTGACGGGCTCCGGAGTCATCAAAGAAATGAGACATTATAAAATAAACTCTATACAGTATACAGTATTTGAATCAAAGGATGAATTGCCAGCTAATGTCACTCCAGTAAAGGATTGGCGTAAAGGTAAGCTTTTTGACTGGGTATTAGCCGATGATGGCTGTTATATTCAGATACTGCGACAAGGAACAATGGTTAAACCCAAGGGTAAGGTGCGTAAGGTTACGTACATAGGTACTTGTACGGGTACATTCATTGTTTCTCCTAAGACAAAGATGGATACTTCCAAGCATGTTAATATATATTCCTTAGGAGGTGATATTGAAAGAAATCAGAGATTGGATGATAGAGAAAACCTATCTACTCGTGAAGAGTTGTTTGTTAGTCATTTGGCAGCCGGTATGGATCCACGTCAAGCATATCTTAAAGTTTTTCCTACCAATAACCCACATTATGCCGGTATACGTGCCGGTCAACTTATCAAAACAGCAAGAGTAAGGAGCAAGATGAAAGAAGAGTTAAAGCCCTATATGGAAGCATTAGGTTTGGATGAAAATTACGTACTTAGCAATATAAAGGAGGTAATCGACTCTTGCGACAAGGAAGATACTAAATTGAAAGCCTTGTTTAAGTTAGCAGATATATTAGATATGGAAGATAAAAATAAAACTCAAGTAACAACAATGACTGGAGCATTGTTTCAAGGATTTACTCCAGAGAAACTAGAAGAGGTAGAAAGACCAAAGGAGATAAGCGATGGCAATTCTTGATTTTCTATCAAAGCCATTAGCACCTAGTGAGGGAGATCCTCAATTCTCAGAATGGTACTCAGATATAGCTGAAAGATCTAATTTAAGTCCGGATCCAGATGATCCAAGACATTACTATGATTATAGAGCTGCATATGAAGCAGGAGTAGATCCCGGTGAAAGAAAGCACTTACCATCTGAGTTTAAGCACGATCTACACCCTGATAGGTATGTTATAGGTAAAGATTTAGAAATATATGATAGTAAGTATGGAACAAAGGCCAAATTAGAAGATATGATCTTTCAAGCATTTCAACGTAAAGAATATGAGGAAGAGATATTCTAATGCGATCTATCCTTGTAGATATTTTAACATATGAGGCCAGGAAGATAAGATTATGGAAATGGGTAGCAATAATAAGTATAGCCTTACATATATTAAGGAGCTGTTGAATGGCATATAAACCAGAAGGATGGGATGAGGATTTCGACTATACAAATGAAATGGCTGGCTATATTGGTAAGCTTGCTGGTTTTGAAAATAGTATTGGTGCTGGGCTAGAAGGTGACAAATATTATCCACATAAAAGTTTAGAAGGAGGAAGGAAGACTATAGCTTTTGGTCATAAGATAAAGCAAGGTGAGGATTTTTCTAAAGGGATTAGTATTTTAAAAGCTACTGATTTACTTGTTGAAGACGTTATGGCTGCCTATAAAAGGACTTATAATTCTTATAAAAATAAGTATAGTGAAAAAGATTGGAATAATTTATCTGATAAATCAAAAGTAGTCCTTACTGAACTTAGTTTTAATATTGGCAATACTAAAGATTACGAAGAAGCTTTTTATAATAGGGATAAAAAAGAAGTTGTGAGATTGATTAGAGAGAGGGGCTATACTGGAATTGAAGGGGATATTAATAAACTTGGCCCTAGAAATGAAAGTATTATTGGAGATTATATTATTTCTGATGATTGGTCTGAAGAAACATCATATATGGAAGAATGGAATAGAGAGGATAATATATTCGCATGAAGAAAACCCCAGCACAAAAGATTAGAGATTACTTCAAGCAGCCAAAGTGGGCCGCATTAACTAAAAAACAAGAGGAACGATATGGCAGAGATAGACGACAAAGCATTTAATAATATGCAAGAAGGAACTAGGGAAGCTCCAGATAGGCTATTTAAAGAAGGCCGGTTATTTACTGAATCAGAGTATAATACTAGAGCAAGTACTAAGGAGAGACTGTCTTACGATAAGGGAGCTTATGATATTTTATCGGAGCTATATACTGAAGATAAGGCTGAAGGTAAATTTGAAGATCTAAATTTTCTTCAATTCCTAGGAACTCTGAATAATGCATATCTAGAAGAAAAGTTTACACACCCTACAAAGGAAGATCCTTCCTACTATCGTAAAGCAGGCAAGCTATTGTCAGATGTATACGGTAGCGATCCGGAACAGTTAAAGTTAAGTGCATATAACTTCTATGCTAGTAGTGGTGATGAATCAAAGAGAAGAGATAGATCAAATATATCTATTAAAGCTCCTGAAGCAGAAACCTACTAATGGCTGGCTGGTCTAAACCTGATACATTAGCAAGAGCTACTGCAAAAAAGATGGGACTTATGGATCTTCTTGGTGAAGATTTATACAGTATACTTGAAAGTGGTGAGGTAGAATCAGATATGCCTTTTGGAGTTACATCTAAATTAGATTTTCGCAGACAAGATATAAATTTTCAGAAACAGTTTGGAAAAGATCTTATATTTGATTTAGATATAAATAAAAGAGCTCCAATGGGCTACAGGAATATTGTTGGATTGGGAATCACAAGGAAGTTTTAGTGGCAAATATTAATACACATAATGTATCAAGAGCTGAAGAAGAGCTAAGATTAGCCCATAAGGATCTAATTGCCTTTGGTAAGCTCTTTCTTCCTGATGATTTTGAAAGGTCTGAAACTCCATTCTTTCACTATGAAGTGGCAGATGCTCTACAGAATGCAGATCTTAGACAGCTTGCAGTTATTTTACCCAGGGGTCACGGTAAAACTGTTCTTACTAAATGCAACATCCTGCACGACTTCTGCTTTACAAAGGAACCTCTGTTCTATGGATGGGTAGCTGCAAGCTCTAAGATATCTGTTCCAAATTTAGATTATATAAAGTATCATATTGAATTTAATGATAAAATACGTTACTACTTTGGTGACTTAAAAGGAAGGAAATGGACTGAAGATGATATCGAGCTTAAAAACGGTACTAAACTCATTTCTAAGAGTAATCTTTCTGGTATTCGTGGTGGTGCCAAACTTCATAAGAGATATGATCTTATTGTCTTGGATGATTTTGAGGACGAGAATAATACTATCACTCCTGAGTCTAGGGCAAAGATTTCCAATCTTGTTACGGCTGTTGTCTTCCCTGCCTTGGAGCCGCAAACAGGACGACTCAGAATAAATGGGACACCTGTACACTATGATAGCTTTATTCAAAAGATTTTAGTAGGATATGAACAATCTGTTAAGGAAGAGGAGGATTATTCTTGGAAAGTAATCACCTATAAAGCCTTAATGGATGACGGGACTACTCTCTGGCCTTCATGGTTTGGGCATAAAGAGATGGAAAGAAAGAAGAAGTTTTATTCTGATTCCGGAACTCCTCAGAAGTTCTATCAGGAGTATATGATGGAAGTTCAGTCTGAAGCAGATTCAATATTCAATAGAGAACATATAAAATATTGGGATGGTACTTTCACAAAGGATGATGAAACTGATATGACTTATGTTATACCAGATGGAGATGATCCTAAGCCATGTAATCTTTTTGTTGGAGTAGATCCTGCAACAGATAGTGCTAGGAGAAATACCGATTATAGTGTTATTATTGTGATAGCTGTCACAGCAGATAATAACATTTATGTGCTTGACTATGTCCGAAATAGGACACTACCAGTACTTGGAGTACCTGGAACTGACAATAAGGGGATAGTAGATTATATATTTGATTATGCTAAGTTTTATAAACCTACACTATTTACAATTGAAGATACGAGTATGTCAAAGCCTATATTCCAGGCTATACGTGCTGAAATGAGAAGGCGTAATGAGTTTATTATTCCATTCAAAGAAGAGAAACCCGGTACTAGAATGAGTAAGAGAGATAGAATACAGGAAATACTTGCTCAAAGATTTGCAGTAGGTCAGGTGCATATTAAGAAGATGCAATATGATCTACATAGAGAGATAATGACATTTGGGCCAAGAATGGCTCATGATGATACAATAGATGCTTTAGCTTATGCATGTAAATATGCCCATCCTCCAACAGGACTACATGAGTCAAGGGACGGATGGCATAAGCAGAAACCTAAAGCTAGAAGCTGGATAACAGCATAGGAATATAGAATGATTAAACTTATCGTACTTTCCGTAGTACTAAATAGTAGCGAATCTCCTCCTATGATATCACCGACTCTAAGTAGTTTTTCTCAAGAGGATACGAAAATAGAGCGTAGTAGACGTGGCAAAGGTCAGCGTGGACGCAAGAGAGGTGGCAACGGATTAAGGTAGAATGGCAAAAGATGTGAAAAAAATAATGGCGGAAATGTTAGCCGAATGGTTATTTAAAGATTTTGGAATTTTGATAAACAAACCTTCAGAGAAGGAAATAGCTGAGACTTTAGAAGAGCATGATAAGGAAAAAGTGCTTGAAAATGGGGTTAAAAAGAGATGAGATGTTCCAAGCAATACGTGTATTGAATCTATTGGTAGGATTATTGAATATATATTTATATAGTCTAGGCGGTGGGTATCATTTACTGGGGATAGCAATGCTCAATATATCGGTATGGGCTTTTACCAGAGGAGTACATGAATGAATTGTGTTTTGGGATATATTACTAGGATTAATATTTTTAGGAGCTAATCGATATGGAGTATACATTACTGATGAGTGTCCGCAGGCGAGGTACAACTGTCCAGAAATATGTGATGTAGATCACATTCATTTACCAATAGAGGAATGCAATAATGGCAAAACAGAACAAGAAAGTAGATCAGATTCGACAACTATATCATTTAGCAGACAGCTCTACAAGGAGACAGTGGCAGCAGATAAACCAGAAGGGATATGAGTTTGCCCATGATGAGCAGTTAGCAAGTGATGAGAAGGATTCCTTAGAAGAACAGGGAATGCCTACTTTTACAATTAATCGGATACTTCCGGTTGTTGAGATGCTTAATTTTTATGCTACTGCTAATAACCCTAGATGGCAAGCTGTAGGAGTAGAAGGTAGTGATACTGATGTAGCGGCAGTGCTTTCTGATCTTGCAGATTATGTATGGCATAATTCTAATGGCTCTACACTTTATACTAATGCTATAAATGATGCAGTAACTAAGGGTGTTGGATATCTTCTAGTTACTATAGATAAGGATGCTGATAACGGCATGGGTGAGGTGGTTGTACAGCAACCAGAGCCTTTTGATATTTTTATAGATCCTAAGTCAAGAGATATGCTCTTTCGTGATGCAGCATTTATTATGATTCGCAAGGTATTGCCTAAGAATCACTTGATGAAGGTATTTCCAGATTTTAAACGTAAGATAGCTAATTCAAATAGTGATGAGCAATCTCAGACTACATACTCAGCACGATCTATGGGTGATGGAGACCAAAAGTTATTTACTTATAATGATGATGTAGATTCTGATTTAGCTATAACTGCCGCAGGAGAAAGAGATCAATTAGTTGAATTTTTTGAAGTATATGAAAAGATAAAGATGTCCTATATAAATCTTTTCTATCGTATACCACCTGATGAAGAACAGTTGAAAGCTATAAAGCAGCAAGCTGATGTCCAGTTAAAAGAAATGCAGGCTGAGATGGAAGTACAGCTATTAGAACAACAACGGCAAATGCAGGAAGCAGTTCAGTCTGGAGATATGTTACCAGAAAGATATGAACTTGAAATGCAGAAGGCTCAAGAAATGATGGTACAGCAATTACAAGTAGCTCAACAAGAAATTATGAGTCAGCTTCAATCAGAGGCATCTAAGATTGAGAATAAAATTGTTACTGAAAAAGAATTTAATATCTTAATAAAAGACCCCCAAATAGCAGATAATATAGTAGATAAAGTACAGTTTTATTCCTCTCGTATAAATATAACTTGCATGGCAGGTGATAAGGTTTTATATGATGAAATTCTACCAGATTCTATTACAGAATATCCATTAGTTCCATTTCATTATAAATGGACAGGAACTCCATATCCAATATCAGCTGTATCACCACTTATTGGAAAGCAACAGGAAATAAATAAAGCACATCAAATTATGGTGCATAATGCTTCATTGGGATCTAGTCTTCGATGGATGTATGAAGAAGGCTCTATTGATGCTGAGATATGGGAAAAGTATTCATCTAGCCCAGGAGCTTTACTTCCAATTAGACCTGGAGTGGAAAGGCCTACTCCGGTAATTCCAGCTCCTCTTG